CGCAAATGGTTCATTGCTGCACACTTGTTCAGCTGGTTATGGAGTGTACAACTACTATTCATCACCATCAATCGCCAAGATTTGGTATTTTGGTGCAGGGACAACAATTCAAGTATTCTTTAATGGAATCACTTCAGGATACATCCTTGCAGGATGGGGCCACTTCTCAATCAATAGGATTACATAATGTCACATCTATTAGAACATGCGGTACTTACAAAAGTTCCAACAGCAAAACCAAACTTTGACTTCTATGTAATTGAGCATCCAGAAACAAAGACCGTTGAGATTCAATGGAATCCTGAATATGTGGGAACTTTGAAGCCAACTTCTGCAGATTTTTCTGTCGTTGAACTCAATGCAGCTGAATTAGCTGCAGCAAAGAAAATCAAGATTGATGACATCAAGCGTCTCTGCACAGAACAAATCTATGCAGGATTCACATCGTCTGCACTCGGAACACCACACCTGTATCCAGCGCAAGACAAAGACCAGATGAATTTGCAGGCGTCGATTCTTGCATCCGCACTCCCAAATACACCAGCGAGTTGGACAACTCCGTTCTGGTGTCAGGACGTTGCGACAGGAGCATGGAATTTCACACCACACACGATTGCACAGATTCAACAAGTTGGTCTGGATGGAAAGAATGCAATTTCAGCTGCACTCATCAAGAACGCAACTTTGTCATCACAAGTTGTAGCGACACAAACCCTTGCTGGTGTTTCATCAATCAATTGGTAATTTGAAATGCTTGGTCACGCACCCTTCTATCACGAGATGATTAAAAAGACGACTGCCATGTTCGGCACGTTGTTCAATGACCTCTCGATAATTCGACAAGACCCGACTAAGACGAAGTCTCAGACGGTGAAAGTTCCTTTGCTCTACGGCTCGAAGGACAAGGCGTATGCACGTAGAACTGAAGACCCAGATACTGCGTTCAACATGAAGACGACATATCCCCGAATGGCATTCTTGCTTTTGGGGATTGAACGTGACCCAATTCGAAAGATGAATCCAATGAACGTGCATCGAAATGATGCGACTGGTGATGCGATGTATTCTCCAGTTCCATACAATTTCACGTTCGAGTTGTATATTGAGGCAAAGCATCTCGAAGACGGATTTCAAATCACCGAACAAATTCTTCCATTCTTCAATCCGGAATACACGATTGCATCGACAACATTTCCTACACTGAACTTGCAGAAGGATATCAAGGTTGTCTTGGAATCTGTAACGTTTGCTGACGAAGCACCAGACAGCAACTTCGAAGATGATTCTGTCAATGATTGGACGATGACATTCACTGTTCAGTCATACTTGTTCGCACCAAGCGCACTCAGAGCTCGTATTGAAGAGGTTGATATCTTCACTTTCACTGATGATGCGTTGACACAACTCAGTTCAACTCAGATAGTCACATCCGCTGGAATTCAAATTACAAAGCCGATGTAACTAAATAAGTGTATCAAATCAATGGTAAATTGTTATGGCTGAGTTTCAACATCCTCTGGATGCACATTTCGACACACAAGAATCAACACCACTGGGAGTTCCGACAAAGGACCTCCCAGCTGTAGTTGAATCGACAGCAGTTGCAATCGTCAAAACAGACGAAGAGCAAGAGAAGCAATATCAGACTGACTTCGAAGACTCGCGCCAAAAGATTCAAGGTGCGATGGATGTTGTTGAGACTGCGATGGCTGAACTTCTTTCAATTTCACAATCTGCGCAACAAGCTCGAGGTTTCGAAGTTGTTGGCACTCTTGCAAACACAATGGCAAACCTGTCCAAGACTCTGATGGACATGCACAAACAGCGCAGAGGCGGCGACAAGCCCGCAGAACAGCCCGGAACTACACAACAGTCTATCAGTGTTGACCAAGCAGTATTCGTTGGCTCTACAGCTGATTTCATGGACTTGAGAGGAAATAGAACATAATGGCACGTCTTGCTACAGCAGTGAAACCTGAAAACAAAATTACAACGATTGCTGGTGTCCAATACCTCAATTTCAAAACCTATCAAGGTAACGACAACCTGAAGGGCGTTGGCGTCAAAGTTGTTTGGACCCACGCACTCAAGGACGAGTATGACCGTTGTGCCGAAGACCCAATTTACTTCATCGAAAAGTATGTGAAGATTGTCTCAGTTGACGATGGTATCATCCCATTCAAGATGTGGCCGTTTCAGCGCGAGCTCGTAACTGTTCTGCATGAGAATCGTGAAGTCATTGGTAAGCTCGCTCGTCAGGTTGGTAAGTCACAAACCACTGCGTCATATTTGCTTTGGCACGTTCTATTTCATGGCGTCAAGTCATGGGCAATTCTCGCAAACAAGGATGAAACCGCTCGAGAAATTCTCAACCAAAAACTCCAAGTTTCATATGAATTGCTCCCGTTCTGGTTGCAGCAAGGTGTTGTGAAATGGAACGAAGGTTCGATTGTTCTTGAAAACAAGAGTCGCGTATTGACTGCTGCAACATCATCAGGCGGTATTCGTGGTAAATCTCTGTCTGGTCTTGTATTGGATGAAGTTGCGTTCATTCCACCAAACATTGCACAACAGTTCTTCGAGTCAGTATATCCAACAATTTCATCTGGTAAGACGACAAAGATTTTCATGCTGTCAACACCAAAGGGCTTCAACCATTTCTACAAGTTCTGGAATGAAGCGACTGAGAAACGTTCTGGTTTCGTTCCATTCAGCATCGACTGGTGGGAAGTACCTGGTCGCGACGACGCATGGCGATTGAAGATGATTGGCTCACTTGGTTCCGAAGAAGCATTCGACCAAGAATATGGTTGTGAATTCCATGGAACATCTGGAACACTCATCTCTGGTAAATTCCTGAAAGAGATGTCATACAAGTCACCAATCAAATTGCTGAACGACGAACGTCTAGCAATCTTTGAAGAGCCAATTGCAAATCATCAATACGTAATGACGGTCGACGGCTCAGAAGGCTTGGGTCTCGATTACTCGACATTCAGCATCTTTGATATCAGTGCATTGCCTTATCAGCAAGTCGCACGATATCGAAACAACAACATTTCACCGACATTCTTCCCTGACGTAATTGTCAAGACGGCTCGAGCATACAACGACGCGATGGTTCTCTGTGAATTGAACAGCACAGGAAAGCAGGTTGCAGATATCATCTGGATGGACTACGACTACGACAATATCGCATGGGTCGGCTCGAGTGAAAAGAAGGGTCAAGTCCTTTTTGGTGGAACTCGAGAAACTCAACAGCCCGGCGTGAAAACGTCGAAGATGACAAAGCGAATTGGATGCACATCACTCAAGGATTTGATTGAGAATAAGAAACTCATCATCAACGATTTCAATTCTCTGTCTGAATTGTCGACATTCATCCGAAAGAATGACACTGTTGGTTGGGCTGCGGATGAACAGAAAAACGACGATATGGTTGCAACGTTGTGGCTCTTTGCATGGATGGCAACCCAAGAGTATTTCCGCAACATGAACGACATCGACTTGATGTCCGCTTTGCACGCAGAACGACAACAACAGCTTGATGACGAAGTAATTCCATTCTTCAATCTTTCCCAACTCAATGTTGCTGTTGAAGAGACAATCATCGATAATCAAGGGATTGTGTGGACTGCTGTAAATTGAGTTTTACACTAAATTAGACATTGGAGAAGTCATGGAAATCATTTTATCAGTCCTGAAATACTGGAAGCAGATTCTCGCAGTCGCGTTGATTGTGGGTGCTTACATGTTCGGGTCTCACGTCAAAGACCAAGAATGGCAATTGAAGTGGGAACAAGAGCATTCAGCTCATGTCTCACAAATTGCACAAATTCAGGGTGATTACAACACCAAACAAACAAAGATTGCAACTGACTTCATGGATTACCTCCATGGGCGCGACGTCCGTATTGGACAATTGAAGAAGGAACTCGAAAATGTCAAAACTCAAAACGATGGCTCATGCACTTTGCTTGGTGGCACTATTGACCTCCATGACAGGCTGTCAATGGCTATGTCCAAAACCGGGACCGGGGACGGAACAGGTTCAACTAACGGTGGACTCAGCTTTGATGCAACCCCCTCAGGAATTGCATTGTCTACGTTGCTCGAAACCGTCGGGGACAACTACAATATCTGTAACACCGAAATAAAGAAACTTGAAGCCCTTCAAGGAGTAGTTCGTACCTTCCAAGAAGAGCAGAAGAAGGTTACGAAATGATTAAAAACTTCAAACTGAAGATGATGCGTTTGATTTTCAAATCAGACACAAATCCTGTGAAGGTATTTGTTGCAGTTGCAAGTCTGTTGTATTCAGCATTTGCAATATATTGCACACCAAAAGAAGGTGTTCCGGTTCTAGTTGGACACGAGATTTTCTTGTCGCTGATGTTTTTGTATGGTGTTGGTCTCATTTGGCGAATGTTTGATGATGAACACCGCCATTACTACTCAATTACATTGAGCATTGTTGGCGCTCTTTTGTGGATTTCCACTGCTTGGCAGGAAATCTATGAATTTATCCAAATAAATAATAAGGTATACGACGACGACATTGCTGCGATTTCAACCATCGCACTTGCTTCGTGTTGGTTATTGATACGATGTGGGTCAGGTGAAACTCTGACAAAAGAAAAATGTACATGTTAAGGACTGTGAAGTGGACCAAGCAAATCTAAACTTTTTAGGAGCAGCAACAGCAGGAACTTTTGCTACAGCATGGATAGGTCGACTCTTTTGGCGTCGTCTCGCACGTGATGGAGCTG